TATAATAGTTGGATATACATAGGTTGAAAAGCCCTTACCACCTGCTGTTTTTGTAACCAAATCTGTTCCTGGACCTATCTGAATACCTGCAGAGGCTAAATAGGTTGGATTTGTAATACTAATAGGATTACTCTGCAAAATATCCGAAGCAGTATAAGATTGTCCTACTGTTGGTGTCACCGTTCCAACAGTTGTAGAACGCATCTGAATAGAGCCTGTATTTCCAGAATCTGCTGTTTCCACTCCTACATAGGAACCAGTTGATGTAGTATCGGTAGGTTGTGCTACATAAACATTTGTATCACGAGTGCTTAATTGATTAGAATTTGAAACCAAAATACCACGTTTATTTCCTTTTCCGTTGGAATACACGTTGATTGTTGAACCTTTGATAGAGTTGAATGAAAACGTAGATGAATTTAATGCTCCTGTTCCATTTGCCTCTATTCCAGTAACGGTAGATGTCAGAGAAGTTGCCATCGTAGAGTTACGAACATTTAACACGCATACACGAAGTTTTGATGTTTGAGAAGAAGTTCCACCAAATACAATGCCTTTCAGAACAACATTATCTGTTGAACCAGTGCATGTAAGGTTTAATGTTAAGTCTTCTACTCTACAACCTTCACCCATAGTTATAAGTGTTGCGGAACCAGTCACATTCAGTTGTAAAATACATGTTTGTAAACTCATTCCACGCAGAGATACGCCATTTGGTATAGTAATACCGGAAGTGAGAGCATATGTTCCTGGAAGAATATAGATTGTTTGTCCCGATGTTGCAGCGGCAATTGCTCCACCTACAGAATTATACGGTGTCCCTCCTGCATATGCAGTTGCATCATTTCCATATACCGAATCTACAATCAATACATTTCCACGAATTGCACCGTAAGGAATTGGGGGATAACAATTTCCGCCTTTTGCAGAACCAACTACTCGTATACCTCCGCCAGGAGAATATTGTAATAGTGCCATTGTGATTATTATAGTGTTTTATTTAAATACTGGTTATACTCGCATCAAGATATCCATTCATGGACTCCTTGTAGTTGGAATTTGAGAAGCCACCAATATTTGCAATACGGCGTGTCTTTTCAGTAAACATAGAAGCATCTCGTGTCTGAGATACATATACCTTGCTTTTTCGCACATCAATTGGAACCCATGGCAACGTCATTGGATTCTTCTGCGGATCAACTGAAATACTATTCCAATAAGACCAGCCAAAAATTAATAATAAAAGGCCTACAACACCAGTATTGATGTTAAATAGACTCATTATACTTTTCTAGTTATTCTTCTACGACGTCTTGTTTTACGACGACGACCAAATCCACGCACATCTCTGCCAATTCGTGAATATGCAACATGTTTGAGTGTAGGCCTCGTTGTCAAATGACCCTTTGCAGCCAACATATCCAGGGCTCGCTGTTTTTGAGTAACTTTTAAAGATTCCATTATACTTTTACGAGACTCAATTTTGAGATTCGTAAAGGTAGAAATTTATACTACACTACGCTTAAGCAGTAGCAGGCTTCTTGAAATGCACCTTCAAGAATGATTGAAGGTTCAAGTAGGTAACCTGATCCTTGTCAGTGACTCGCAACAACTTGCTGAGGGCTGCATTTGGAAGGATGGTTCGCTTGAAGTTAGGATCATAGCACTTGTGCTCCTTGACGTACTCGCTGATGAACTTGGTAACCTCAGTCTGTGATCGCTTGGATCCAGCTGGAAGTCCCATGAAGGCAGAGAGCTCATCAGTCAATGGGCGTTGAACCAAGAAGGCGTTGTTCGCACGACGAGCCTCCCAAGCCTTTCGCTCTTCAGCAGTCATGTCCTCAGGGTTCTTTCTCTTCTTCTTCTTGGAGTCGCGTTGCTCACGCTTGGATTGCTTGGCGGCCTCTTGGACGGCACGGACAGCATCACGCACCTTGGAGTTGAACTCTGAGGAGAGAGCCTTCAATTGCTCACTCAAAGAAGTGAGGAGAGCATCGGTTGAGGTGTGAACAGCTGGAGTCAAAACGGCTGGGGCAGCAGATGGAGTCTCAGTAGTAGGAACAACTACCTCTGCCTTAGCCTTGACGGCCTTGGCCTTGGTTGCCTTTGGGGCGGCTGCTGGAGCTGGGGTCGCGGCTACAGCGGGGGTTGCGGCTGCGGTCTTCTTCGTGGTCTTCTTGTCACCTGGCATCTTGTTTGTCTTTACGGAAGTAACTGTTGCACTCATTTCTAACGCGGTTGATATACTTCTTATGCTCGGCGGTCATGTAAATGGTTAACTCCGATATAACGCAGAGACTACACGAAAAATAAACTCATAGGGTTGGTGGCACAAAGTTAGCATACGCATTAACATCAGGAGGGAGAAGAGGGACGACTGGTAGTAGGTACCCACGGAAGACAGGTGTACCCCCGTGTTGCAGTAGGACACTAATTTCATTTCATAGGGGTTCATCTTCTTCTTGAGGATTTCATCCTTCAAAATCTGGAAGAAATGATAATACTCGCGAGGACCAAAATCAATAAATAGATTAGGATGAATATTATCAAATCCATGGTCGTGGATGACTTGGCATACACTATTCCAACGACACATGAGCCGTTCAGAAAACAGATTTGATTCAGGTGGAATAGGATGTTTGTACTTATCACGGTACCTCCAGATTTCTCGTAATCTGCTTTTGGTCTCAATTGTTAATTGACTCTTTGTATATGGATTCGTAGGACGAAAGGACCGTCTACACCAATCCCAAATAGTACTGAATTCAAAGAACCATATTTTGCCTCCTTCTTCAAATGCAAAATAATCAAAGGGATGAACTTTATTCTTATCCGTATAGGTCACACAATCCTCATCATTCACAATAACACTTCGTTTGAGAACACCAGGACCTGCATTCTTCAACCGAATACGAACAAGATAACCACGAATCATCGCCTGTGCTTTTGGAAGCTTGATAGCCTTGACTGACATAACATCTACCCAAAGTCTTGGACTCTTGGATTTTATATGTCTTCCACACAGACCTCCATCACACAACGCATTTGATTTACACTGCTCATCCGATTTCCTGTTTTGAGTCGCAGCACATTTCATTATTAGAAAAACGGATAGTAAATGAAAGCCGGAAAAAACGGATCTTCCTTTTTCAAACGAATTCCAGGTACAAACTCTCAAATGGCAACTAACGCAATCATCAACGTAAACAACCTCGACGTATCCAAGATCACTTTCAGCGAAATCCGCACAAACAAGGCAGGCGGTAAGAGCGTACAGATCAAGTATAACGGACAAAACTTACAAATTCGTATTCCAAAGATGACCTATCTTGCCGGTGTTAACGTTCGTGTGGACGAGAACAACGGAAGCAGAACGTATACTCTTCCAGCTTCATTGACTGGGTGTGATTCCTATGCAAAAGAACGTGATGTGTCTGGAAGCGAAGTCGGTAACTTATACAACTTCCTTCTTGACCTCCAAGAGAAGATCGTAAAGACTGCAGTTGATCGCAGTGTATCCTGGTTCTCAAAGGCCAGAAAGGAAGAGGTTCTTCGTGACAGCTTCAAGCAAATCCTATCTCCATCGGTTGAGAAGGTCAATGGTGAATGGGTTCCAAATGGCAAGTATCCACCAAGCTTCCGAATGAAGATTCCTGTCTATGACGGCCAAGTCAGCATGGAAGCAATTGATGGAACCGGACAACCAATTGAATTGAACGAGAACAATCTTGAACAACGATTCCCAAAGCGAGTCCAAGCAAGACTTGTTGCTGCACCAAGCATCTATGTCACTGGTTCAGGATTCGGAGTCACTTGGCGTATCACCTATGCTCAAATCTTCCCAACTCAAAAGGTAACCGCTTCTCAAGTCTTCAGCGAGTTCATGGAAGACGAAGAGGTTCCTGCATCTACTCCTGCTGTGGCAACTCAGTCTGAGGAGACTGCTGAGGAGGAGACTCAAGAACAGGTTCAAGAGGAAGAGGATGAGGAAGAGACTCCTGCTCCTGCACCGGTTCCTGCTCCAGCACCCGCAGCTGCTCCAAAGAATCGTCGTCGGGTAGTCGCAGCTTAAGCCAAACACGGCTTCCTAAAGGGGGACGATGAATAACAAAGTCATCATCCACAAACAACACCCTCTTTTTGTTTGGGAAATCAAATGGAATGGTAGCAAAACTGGATTGATGTATCTGCTTGAAACTGCGTCTTCCGCATACATCACAATAATAGACTTCTGGCATAGAAATTAACATTCGTGGTGTAATAATTCGGAAATCACTTTCTAAACACCGTTCCATGACTGACAACGGAGAAGATGCCCATCCTTCATTTATAAAACGAGTATAGCTATGCTCAGGAAAATGGTCCCAAAGACTATTGTCCGTCACTCTCCAACCCTCTTCCTGCAGGAGTGTACCAAAATCGCTGTCGTGGTACCAAAGTAGGTTGTAGTCAGAATGGTTTTTTGAGTTGTGCTCAATACATCCTACTCGTTGAAACCCTTCATCATATAACCAATATACATTTGCATGTGTGTATTGAGGATCCTTTGATCCACGATAGACTTCACGTCCATCCATATTCCAGAGATCAGAAACCACATTCTCATCATGGTCTGCTATTTCATCTGAAATTGGATACAGTATTTTTGAATCTAAAATTGAATACATTGTTATTATTAGACAGATTAATCAAACCGAACAACAACGCGAACATCATGATGACGAACCGATTTAGTTGCTGATCTAGAAAGCTCGTGTCTCTTTCTACGGACTCCTTCCTCTCCCTCTTTGGGCTGAATGGTAGTGGAACATTCTTCCATGTCCTTGTGCACCTCATCGTAGTGCTCTTCTAAGAAATCTAATACCTCATCTTGAATAGCCCACTCAAAGAAATTGAGCTGACCGACCGTGGTAGAAAATCCATTGAATTGAATTCGCTTCCATCGGCAGAAGGGATCAAACATCTTTTTGCTATACGCCTTCAGATTGGATTTGTAAGCAAGATATACAATCACATGACGATTAGATTTTGTCATATATGAAACATTGTGCTTCTTCGCATAGTTGGTAACCAACCAATCCATCAATCGCAGACTGATGCGAGATTCTCCACTTAGAATAGGTCGTATTCTTTCAAAATTTCCATCCTTCGCATAAAAACTTTCAAGTCGGTGTAATACCCATTGCTCCTTGCTTTGTATTGTTGTTGTATCCATAGTTGTCATTGTATTATTCGGTTTAAATTGGGTTTTCGCAGAGTTGCCTTTTATAATATAATGGAAGATGCTTTGCGTCAATGGTTGATGGATAATCGGCCATATACACGCCTGAATACAAGACTCAAACATTTTGCCCTGTTTTGTAAAACTCTTCAACCAGAACTGGGATACTGTACTATAATACGAACCGTAAAACGAATGGCCTATAAATTATTGGAAGGGGATTTAGGTAAGATTTGGATGAGAGATAGAAATGTTGAGCGTGTAATTCGTGAATACGGACAAAACGACCAACGTACATCTGCTTGGCACGCCAAACGAAGTGAAATGGTAACAGCATCCGAAATATATCAATTATTTACTACTCCTGCTGCCCGTCTAGAAGTGATGCTCAGGAAATTGGAGACAACAAAGAACGGTTCGGGTGGGACATCAAACGCTCTCATCTGGGGCACACGATTTGAGCCGATTGCGAAACAGATTTATGAGGAACGGACTAATTGTAAGATAACAGATGTCTCCTGTGTTCAGCATCCGAAATACTCTTTTCTTGGCGCGTCACCGGATGGCATCATCTTTCCCTTGGATGATAATGTCCCGCGGTATGGTCGTCTGGTAGAATTCAAGTGTCCTATTTCTCGTGCTCCAAAAGATGAGATACCAATTGGCTATCAATATCAGATGCAGTTACAGATGGAATGTACAGGAATAGATGAATGTGAGTATGTAGAGTTTCGGTTCAAACAGGTTTTCTACAGTGAGTGGTTGAAGTTTGATGGACGCAAGGGATTCTTCAGTGTATCACCGGAAGGTGTTGTAAAATATGATGAGATACAGGAGTGTGAAGATACTCAATGTGTATACTGGATACTACAGGATATCAAAGAAGGGTTTGTAAAATACGACCCGGAATGGTTGCCGAAACATATTGACGCCGTTCAAGCCTTCTGGAATGAAGTACTAGAACATCGCAAGAATGGAACATTGCCTAAAAAACCTGAATTGCCCTCACTTGATGTATGAGCGGTATTGATTAACCTGCCAGATACTTGGAGTGCCTTGAACGGGACCCATATTATACGGAGCAGGAGTCATATGATTCGTGGATTGTTCGTAGGACGAGTCTTCCTTTGAAATAGTCTTTGCTACCTGACGAGTATCCAAGAATTCAGGTTGGAATTTTTCTTTTGAGAATGTCTGGAGGACAAACCAAAGGGCGACTAGGGCCAGTCCGAAAAGCAAGTAATGGTTCATTATTGAAAGACAGGAAAAAACGAACCACTTACAATCTACGAGAAAGACAATACACAATGGAAGAGAAGGCTCTTGAAATAATTCAGATTATGCTATCCCGTCGTAGAAAGGGTTCCACGAAAGTAGAGCCAATTAATTTGGAAGGCGTGGAAGGTGCAAATATTTATACAATCGGAAATACGTTGGTAATCTTTAGTCAGAAGAATAGCGTTATTGATAGAGATATTCAGAAATTCATCTCTGCTGCAGAGGTTCATGAATTCACACAAGGACTGATTATTGTTGCAATGTCACCTCCCTCGGAGAATGTTCTCAAGTTTGTCAAATCCCATGCGAAGAATCACGTCCAGTTCTTCCATATCAATCAACTCAAATTTGATATTACAACTCATCGTCTTGCTATGCCTCATCGTATTCTGAATGAAGAAGAGAAGACGGCTGTGTTTAGGCAGTATAATATTCTTAAACCCGAGGAACAGTTGCCTTGGATTGATTCCCAAGACCCAATGGTGAAGTGGATTGGTGCTATTCCTGGTGATATCATTGAAATTGAGAGACAC